GGTCAGTAGAGTGAACGGATTTGCGACGAAGACATACGGGAGATCGCCGGCAAAGAGCGGATCCTCTACATCTTCAAGCATGTGGTAATACTTTTCGCCCACGAGGTCGTAGACTTCATAGACTGTGACCCACTCGAAGACCTTTCGAATATCCTCGTTCATCGCCGCAGTAGGATCTTCGCTGTCCTGAAGCCACTTGGGGAAACTCCCAAACTGAGCCTTCTTGACTACACCAGCATCGTATTGCTTGGCTCGCGATCCCCGTTTCTTCTTCGCTCTCTTGAGAAACTCATCCTTCGTAATCGTTGTGACCTCGATGCAGTATCGAATGTCCTCCCATCTGGAAGCACTCATATCGAAGAAGAGGTATCGAGGATCGAGGGGGATAAAATCAGGGCGCCGAAGCTTGAAGTTCCACACGCTCTTCAGGGGAGCCCGCCCATAGATGGAAACATACGTCGCCATTTTCCAGAGGATACTATGAGCCCGAATACGATAAAGAATATCATTTATCAATGCTTCTCGGTACTTAGCAGCCAGAACCGTCTCGTCGTCATCCCTTCTTCCAATACAAGTGACCCGAGGATTGGGGGGAGACACGCTTGCAACCATCGTATCCGTGAAGGCGTATAGATAGTTGTTCTCAAGGAAAAGCGGATCGTCTGTGCCTTCCTGCTGACCCCAGAACTCAGATCGATACCAAGCACGCCACTTGTCCCAAGTCTGGTGCTCGCGCTTTGCCTTGGTGATGTGAGCTTCAATGATCGACTTGAAGACTTTGGGATCGAGCGCCATTAGGTCGAGAGGAGCCGAACGGTGACAGCGCTTGTGGGTCCAGTCGTCCCTGCCGTTCCGCCCGTGGTTGTTGCTGCCATCGAAACCGCAGTACCAAAGGCAACCCCGGCGGGAATTGCATAAGTGCGGTTCGAACTGGCTGCGACCATGCAAACAATATCAGGAACCGTCGTACCCACGGTGACTGAAGCTGTGTTGTAGAGCTTCACGTAGGTAATTGCAGAATTCGCCGTATTATCGATCTCCACGAGGAAGATCGTCCCGGATGCACCCGTGACATTGGTATCAGCAGTTTCATCCGTGTCAGTATTGACGACGAGTTTCGTAGCAACAGGATTATTCTGGGTGGTGACGGTAACGGCCATCGGGGCACCTCACAGGCTTCGCAATCATACTAATACGTCAGCCCGAATTGTGGGAGATTTTCAAATCCAATACTTTGAACGCTTCTTCTTTTTTCGGGTCTTGTGGATCTCCGTCCGCTCGTCATAAGTCATTGGCCGGAAGGTGATCACGTTATTCCCATCATCATCGAAGGTGGGCTTCCTGCGCCGAGGAAGATTCCTGGCTCCAACGATGCCCATCTGCAACGCTGAGACTTTATCCCAGTGGTGACGCTCTCGACGGCGGCGAGAAGGCTGCCCACGGGCGATCTCACTCCCAGCCCCTTCCTCAATCCTCTTGTCATGCTTGTAGGAGAGGAGTTGCTCCACCGTATTCTTGTCATTCAGGTGGAGTTCGTCCAAAAGAGCATCCACGAGGTAGCCCAGGGTCATGTCGACTGACTTTGCAGTGCTCGTGAAGCCAGGGCGTTGGAATTTTTCATAGTAGATGTTCGGATAGTCCCACTCCCGAAGAAGAGCGAGGACGGATTGCCCAACTCCGTTAGATTCGACCACGATTTGAGCTCGATTGTACCGGTATCCGATCTCTTGAAGCTTTCGGGTAAAGACAAGGGGGTCAGAATGGTCGGCATAGCACGCAACTTGTGTCCATTCGCCGTCCCAACACTTCAGAACCTGAAAAGAAGCATGATCTCGGGCCGCGTGGCCACAAGGATCTGCCCCAATTGCGTAAATCGCCTCCTCATCAGGTGGTTCGAACTCCATGTAGGGCCCTTTCCACTCCTTCATCTCTTTTTCGAGGTGCCTTTCCATCGAATGTTGGGGAATTGCAGCCTGGGTGGAGGAAATCCAGCAGGTAATGTCGTCCAGAGGGTAGAAAACGCGAAAAAGCTCAGGCTTTCTGCGTAGATGCTGGTCCGTACTCATCAAAACGCGGCGAAAAGCAAGGTGCTGCTTCTTCAAACCAAGATGGCCGTAGCGATTTAGGAGATCGACCTCTTCATTCTCCAGATTCCAGGTCTTATCCCAAGGGCGCTGGTTGAGTTTCCCATCCCAGAAGGGGAAAAACTTGTATAGGTGCCTCCCTCCCCCCTTTTTGGCCTCCATACAGTGCTCATGCCAAGCGCTTCGGGCTTCCCACGGCGTTGCCTCGAACAGTGCAAGGGCATGGTCCCGGTTAATCAGGGATGGCCAGATCAAGAACATCGATCCGGCAAAATCCGCCCAGAAGGGGCATTCGGAAGCGTGGAAGCTATCAGGCGACTGCCCAACACCCACAGCACCAGCTTCAGCCGACAGAACGCGCATTTTCCCCCCCTCGGTGGGGCGAAACGTCATTTGCCGGCTTTCTCGGGAGGTAATCGTACGGCTACGAACACGAGAGGGCCAGTTGTTGTGGAGATGATGGACTCTCTTGTGTAGATACTCAGCACGGTCCGTCGTATCTGCGATACACACATGATCCCAGCCTGGGTTGTAGGCTGCTTTGGGGTAGCAGACGTATTCCGAGGTCAGTGACTTCCCCATCTGCCGTGCGGTCAGGATCGTCAGGAACTTTGTCTGCCCATCAGCAGTACGGGGAGGATTCGAGGCGTAGCTGAGAATCTCAGCCTGCATCGAATTGGTGATCCGGTAGGGATCATATGGAACAAAGCTCCCCGTTTTCTGGTCATGCACTTTGCCCAGGTTTGGTAGAGACTTTTGCGGATCTCGGAGAAAATCCAAGACCTGCTGGGCTTTGGTGGAAGATTGGCTCACCAGGTACTACCTGCTCCCCCCGTAGTTCCGCGATGCTGGATTTGAGCTAATATGGCTTCGGCTGCTGCGAGCTCTCGTGTTGCCAATTCCTTACTCTGCAAGCCCAGGCCACCCCTAAACTTAGCTTGCGCTGCTTCTACAGCAGCAGCAGCATCTTCCAGCGTCATGTCTCCCGCAGCATCGGGATCATTGAAGTAGATATCGTAGGTCTCTGTAAACGCAGGGAGGCCGCGAGCCGAAGCTAACATGCTGGCCTCCTGCTGGGCAGCTTGGGCTGCAAGCGCCTCTCTGGCAGCTACCTTCCAGTGAGTATTTTCTCCTGGGAGATCAGAGCCCTGGAAGCTGTATTCCTCTGGGCGAGCATCAATTTGCTCCTGCTCGCGCTCATCCGCTTCTGGAGAACCTTGAAGCGCCATAGGGAGGAGCTCCCTCTCTTTGAACTCCTTTTTAGGTAGAGGCGCCGCTGCTGGCGCTTTTGTGAGTGTGGCCAACTCCTGCCGATCCGAGGCGGGCTCGACCTCAGGCTCAACCTCAGTGGCGGCAGCGACAGCATCGGCTTGCCGCCGTTTTCTCTTCTCGTCGATCCAGCCCTCGCGAGCGCGTTCCAGTCCAGATTGTTCAGCCATTTGGGATTCCTACTGAAAGAGAGAGTCTACGTCGAGGATTTCTTTGACCTTCTGCTTTGGATTTTCCTCCAAGGCAGTGGCCCCGCCATTCATTTGAATGAGCTGAGTCACAAAATTGATATCACCATCCCCGTCTGAGCGCTGGGCTTGGACAGAAGAATACATTAGCTCCGCCCACTGCCGTAGCTCTTTTGCCATTGACGTGGGAATTTCCCGAGAGATAATGGCCGCCATCATATCTCCGCAGAGATCGGTAACATCGTCGAGTTCTCGCACCTTCCCAGCCTTCAGCTTAGAGAGAACTTGAACGACGGAGGCGCCTCGGAGGGCGGGTAGTTTGGAATCAGCCATAATCCACTATACTGTATTTCCCCCCCGCCCCCTCTTTTAGCCTGAAGAAAGGTTGTTGGCTACTAACTCATTTGTACTGAAGCCACCCACCGATAAGCCCTAAGCGTTGCTTCTGCCTCATGGTCTTCTGTGCGATCTTCAACCTCCGTGCTGCCTCACCGCCCGTCTCCATCCAGATCGCCTTCTCCTCCACCGACTGCCAGAGGATGCCCGGTCGGTAGATGGGCCGCTCTGCTGGATTGATCCTGTAGCCTGTGCGGAGCAGCCACTTGATATGCGGATGCTTCCGCAGCTTCGTCAGCGCATCCTTCACCTGCTCCATCTCCACACTGCTCTTCGTGTCCCGCCCGAGCATTAGTACAGTAGCCGCCCTGACCATCGACCGGTTTGTGCAGATCGGGAAGAAGTTCACGCCGAGCGCCCAGAGCGGAAAGCGCTTCGTCTGCATCAGGGAGCTCACCGCAAACGCCAGCTTGTCGTAGAGTGTTCCCCGTGGAACATTCAGATGCTCCATCATCGACTCCTCAGGGATGCCAAGCAGCCACCAGCGCAGCGCACTGATCGAACCCCGTCCCCCCTTTTCAGCCTGGGAGGTGAGTCCCCAAAACTTCCGGGTTGGATCCAGCAAGATCGCCGTTGCAACCTCATACGGAGTCGGCGGATCCTCCAAACCCCAGGCCGCCCGGACCTCGTCCGGCCACGCCGCTGGCGCGATGAATGCCCGTCTATCAATAACGGATGCCCATAGTGGACGCCTGCCGCGCATGGTCTTCCTGACCGTCCGCACGGCCCGTCGATACTTATCGTCACGGAAGATCCTTGCCTGGTAGCGCGTCTTGTCCTCCTGAGTAAACGGCGTGTGGGCATACGCGCCCAGCGCGATGAAGGGAAACCTGAAGACTACCGTCTCCTTTGCCCTTGGTGGGTGGTTGTCAAACACGTAGTTTGCATAGCCAATCTGACTGTAGTCGCCCATAATGTAGGTTCGTCCGTTGATATCAAGAGATTTCACTTTTGGCAAATCTGAGTATATTTGAAAGGGACTCCTTAGGGAAAGGAGGCAACTTGAAAAAGGGGCGATGGTGTCGACAAA